TGCCTATCAATGTTGAAAGGCAGTCTCGTGTAACCTTCGGTGGTACGAAAAAATAATTTTTTCAATCACTGAATTTATAAACCGTACTGGAGGCCCTTCGGGGCAGGTACATAAGGAGAAACAACTATGGCAAATAGAAACACACAAGGTTTTGGTTTGATCCCTGCAGGAACTCTTGGCTCAACGCCAGCGACTTCTGGTCAAGGCAAATACAAAATCGATGCGGGTTATGCTACCACTATATATCATGGTGGTGCCGTTGCTTCTGCTGCTGGTTACATCGTTGAAGGACAAGGAACTGCGACTCCTGTCTTAGGCGTGCTTAATGGAATATTCTACAACGCGGCTACAACTTTAAAGCCGACGTTTGCGAATCATTACGTTCAAGTAACACCAGCAAACTCAGAAGATATCGATGCATTTGTATTCGATAACCCTCAACAACAATACGTAGTAGCAACAGATGCTGCTGTAGCACAAGCAGGTTTCCTAGAAACTTATGACATGAATACTTCTGCTGGTAGTACAACTACTGGTAAGTCTTCAGCGACATTAGATATAGGTGACACAAGTGCAGATGCAGCTTCATGGAGACTTTTAAGATCTGCTGAAGATCCTGAAAATGAAGATATTACTGCAGCTTACGCTTCAGTAGTAGTAGTTGCTAATCTACTTGAACTACAATCGTAATAGGAGAATAGGAGATAAATTATGGCTATATCACGATCACAACTAGTTAAAGAACTAGAGCCAGGATTGAATGCACTATTCGGCCTGGAATATAAAAGGTATGAAAATCAGCATGCTGAGATTTATACTACAGAGTCATCTGACAGAGCTTTTGAAGAAGAAGTTATGTTATCTGGCTTTGCAAACGCACAAGTAAAAGGTGAAGGTGCTGGCGTATCATTCGATGAAGCGCAAGAAACTTTCACAGCTCGTTACACTCACGAGACTGTAGCTTTAGCGTTCGCGATCACTGAAGAAGCGATCGAGGACAACTTGTATGACAGACTTGCGTCTAGATATACAAAAGCTTTAGCTAGATCTATGAGTAATGCTAAGCAAGTAAAAGCTGTCGAGCCTCTAATTCAAGGTCTTCCTTCAACGGATGGTTTTGATTCTGGAGATGGTGTATCTTTATTTAATACATCACACCCTACAGTGGCTGGTACTTTTAAAAACACGCTTACAACTCAAGCTGACCTTAACGAAACTTCATTGGAGCAGTCTTTAATTGACATTGCTGCAATGACTGATGAAAGAGGTTTAAGAATTGCTGCTAGAGGAGTAAAAATGATTATTCCTTCTGAGTTACAATTCACAGCTGAAAGATTGATGAAGTCTCAAGGTAGAACTGGCACAGCTGACAACGATATCAATGCAATCGTATCTATGGGTATGATTCCGCAAGGATACAGAGTTAATAATTACTTAACTGACTCTGATGCATTCTATATCTTGACAGACATTCCTAATGGAATGAAAATGTTCCAAAGAGCTCCATTGACAACTGCAATGGAAGGTGACTTTGATACTGGAAACGTAAGATATAAAGCTAGAGAAAGATACAGCTTCGGCGTATCTGACCCTAGAGGTATCTTCGGCGTTGAAGGTGCGTAATCAATAAAATTTTTGTGGCGGGACATTGTTCCGCCACAATTACAAAATAAACGGTGAGATTCATGAAAAAATTTATAGTAAATATTTGGGCGTACGATCATCATGCAAAATTTGATGTATTGTCCCTAGATGACCCACAATCCTTAGAAAATGCAATCCTTGACAAACTTGGAGAAAATGTTATAAAGTGGGAAAACCTTGGAAATAGTTATAATGACAAGGTAAATAGAATAACCTATGAGGAGGTTATAGATGATACAAGACCTATACAAGCAAAAAAGGTCCTTGGAGTTGAAGTGGGAACAGGAGTATCTAGGTAACAATAGATATACTCTTGAAATGGTCAGGATTGATGACAAAGTTAAAGAGGTCATCACAAAGATCAAGCTGGAAGAAGCAGCAATTGCCCACAGACAGAATTCTGTCGAAGGTGCAGCTCCGCAAGTTTCAGTAGCTACTTAATAAAAAGCTACATCGTTGGAAAAATCCAATCCGCACTACAGGCTCTCTTGCACTCTATCAAAATCTAGTATATACTTTCTTCACTATACAAAATAGTTTATGTAGACGCGTATAGTCGACGGCCTAGAGACTACATAAACGGAAACTAGGAGGATAACACTATGGCAAACACTACGTTTTCAGGACCAGTCATTTCTAAAAATGGCTTTACAAGCACAGGTCCTGGTATGACTGTTAGCTTAACAGCTGACACTACATTAACAGTTGCTGCACATGCAGGTAGAATATTACTTTGCAACGATGCTGATGGTAAGTTTACTTTACCAAGTATCAATGTAAATAGTAATGGTGCTACTGCAGGTGATAATGACTTTAATAACTTAAATAATATTGGTGCTACTTTTACATTTTTTGTTGAAACAGCAGCTACTGATATGGACATCAAAACAGATGGTACTGATAAATTCAAAGGTGCTATTATGATTGGTGTAGATGATGGTTCGAAAAAAGCTTTCGTGCCAGGTGCGACTAACGATGTTATTACTATGAATGGTTCTACAAAAGGTGGAATCGTTGGTAGCGTAGTATCTTTCACAGCGATTGATACTGCTACATACATGGTCCACAATTCTTTATTGATTGGATCAGGTACAATAGTAACACCTTTCGCAGACGCGTAATAAATTAACTCGGGGCGCCTGGTAATGCAGGCGTCCTTTAAAAGGAGGACAACACATGGCAGACACAGTATTAAATACAACTGTATTTGACGGAGCAAAAAAACTAATCACTCACTACAATGTAGTTTCTGATTCATCAGGGAGCACAACTAAAATAGTTGACGTTTCTGAATTAAATTCAAACAATGGTAAAACTTGCAAAACTGTAAGACTTAACAAAGTTAGTTTTAACGTTTCTGTAACAGCACCAGTAGATGCAATCAGAATGCAATGGGATGCAACAACAGATGTTGTATTTCAAACATTAGCAGGTGAAATGGAATATGACTATTCTAGTTTTGGTGGGTTAAAAAACACAGAAGCTAGTGGATTCACTGGTGACGTAAATGTAGTTTTACCAGCTTGTGCAAATGGAGATACAGGTACAATTGTTTGTGAATGGATTAAAGTTTACGAATCGTAGGAGTTTAAATGGCTAATACTACTTCGGGAACAGTAACGTTCGATAAAACTTTTGCTATTGATGATATAATAGAAGAAGCTTTTGAACGTATTGGATTAAATTCTGTGGCTGGCTATCAAATGAAGTCAGCCCGAAGATCTCTTAATATTCTATTTCAAGAATGGGGTAATAGAGGTATTCACTATTGGGAAATAGGAGAACTTAATCTTGATTTAATCGAAGGACAAGCAGAGTATAAATTTTTTAGATCAAGTGGTGATGGCACAAGTGCTACTTCTACACCAAATGGTGTGTATGGAATATCTGATGTCCTTGAAGCACAATTAAGATCTAATAGAACACAAACAACTCAATCAGATAGTCCGATGACAAAAGTTGATAGATCAACTTATGCAGGATTTTCAAATAAATTATCAAAAGGCACACCTAATCAATATTGGGTTGAAAGATTTATTGATAAAGTAAGAGTACACGTTTACCCAACACCAGATTCAACAAATGCATCTAAAGATATGCATTTTTATTATATAAAAAGAATTCAAGATATTGGTGATTATACAAATGCAACTGATATACCATTTAGATTTGTGCCTTGTATGGTTTCAGGTTTAGCATTTTATCTTGCACAAAAATACCAACCTCAAATGGTGCAGGCTATGAAACTTTATTACGAAGATGAATTAGCAAGAGCGTTAGCGGAAGATGGTTCTGCTGCTAGCACTCATATAACACCTAAAACTTATTATCCAGGAACATAATGGGAAAGTACGCAACAGGTAAATACGCAAAAGCAATCTCTGATAGATCTGGTATGGAATTTCCATACAGAGAAATGGTTAGAGAATGGAATGGTGCGTTTGTACATGTTTCAGAATACGAACCAAAGCAACCACAATTAGAACCTAAACCAAATGGAGCAGATGGTATTGCATTACTACATGTAAGAACAGATAGAACTGAACCTGCTACAACTGTTAGGATACCAGACAATGGTTTTGAAACTTATCAAGCAGGATCAGGTATTATAAATGTATTTTCACCTGGTCATGGATTAACAGATAATACTACATATAGATTTAGAGGACCACCAACTACTTCTGCAGGTACAGGTAGTTTTGTTTATGCTAATCCAGAGGATTTTGATGGCATATTAGGATCTAATATTGCAAAAGCTGCAGGATATACAATAAGAACAGGCCGGTATAAAAGTGGAGCTAGAGATGCATCAAGTGACTACACAACTAGTAATTTTTTCTTTTTTACAGTTGACACAAATACTGCTACAAGTGGTGATATAAAAGGAGGAGGCTACGGTTGTTCTGTTGGACCCGTAACTATTGAAGCATGATAAATAAAATTTGGAATTGGATTAAAAATTTTTTTGTACCAGAAAAACAAGACCCACATCTTGCTTTGTATGAAGAAGTTAAAAGTCACAAAGTAGATAAGATCAATAGAAAACATAAAAAGGAATCTGAATAATGGCTGGATTAAGTGCATCAGGATTAAAAACACAAATAAGAAGTTACACTGAAACAGACTCTACTGTATTATCAGATTCTGTTTTAGAGAATATTATATTAAACGCACAATACAGAATTTTTAGAGATGTGCCAATTGATGCAGATAGAAAACAACAGACAGGTAATTTAGTTGTTGGTCAAGAAACAATTAACGCTCCAGCAGGAGCAGTTTTTATAAGAGGTATACAAGTATATGATTCAACATCAGCTACAACAGGTGCGAATGTCTGGTTAGAGAAAAAAGATGTTACATATTTACAAGAATATGTGTCTTCAACAGAATCAGCTAAAAGAGGTCAACCTAAATATTATGCTATGTTTGGCGGAGCTACAGGAGAATCTGACACTACATCTGGAAGAATGATGTTTGCTCCAGTCCCTGATCAAACTTACTCATTTAGAGTTCATTATAATGCAGCACCAGCATTATTAGAGGGGGATGGCACTAATTATATTAGTCTTAACTTTCCAAATGGTCTTTTATATTGCTGTCTATCAGAAGCATATGGATTTTTAAAAGGTCCGATAGACATGTTGACACTATACGAAAATAAGTATAAACAAGAGGTACAGAAGTTTGCTAACGAGCAAGTTGGTAGAAGACGAAGAGATGACTACACTGATGGCGCTGTTCGTATCCCAGTAACCTCGGCAAACCCATAGGAGATAAATTATGGCAATATCATCGGCAATTTGTACAAGTTTCAAACAAGAAATTTTAGTAGGCACGCATAATTTTACTGCTTCAAGTGGTAATACTTTTAAAATAGCATTATATGATAGTGATGCTAGTTTAGGTGCAGGCACAACTGCATATTCAACTTCAGAAGAAATTACAAATACATCAGGATCTGCATATTCTGCAGGTGGTGCAACATTAACAAGTGTTACTCCAACAACTTCTGGAACAACTGCATTCTGTGATTTTGCAGACGTAAGTTTTACATCTGCTTCTTTTACAGCAAATGGTGCATTAATTTATAACGATACACAATCTGACAAAGCTGTTGCTGTTATCGCTTTCGGTGGTGACAAAACAGTATCTAGTGGAACATTTACAATTCAATTTCCAACAGCAGACGCAAGCAACGCAATCATTCGTATAGCGTAAGGAGGGTCAAGTGC